GAATTGCAGACGGAAGCATAACCACCGCAAAACTAGCAGATGATGCTGTGACTCAGGCAAAGGTCGCAGACGATGCCATAGGCGCAGATCAACTGGCTGCCAGTGCTGTAGTAACTGCCTCGGTGGTAGACGATGCAATTACCTCGGCAAAATTGGCTCATGCTTTAGATGTCGTGACCTCCCTTGGAATAGCAGGAGGATCAACTAACGGAGTTTCAATAACTCAAGGCGCAATCTCTATAAAGAACGGAGGGGCGCAAAGCTACATTGATCTATATTGTGAATCATCAAATGCTCACTACGCTAGGATTTTAGCTCCTGCGCACTCAGCATTTTCAGGTAACATTACTCTTACCCTCCCGGCTGCGACAGACACGCTAGTAGGTAAAGCAACCACTGACACCCTGACTAATAAGACGCTTACCTCGCCTAAAATTAATGAAGATGTAGCAGTCACCTCAACCGCGACAGAAATAAATATACTTGATGGCGTAACGTCCACCACCGCAGAACTTAATATCTTAGATGGCGTTACAAGCACCACAGCAGAAATAAATATCTTGGACGGTGTAACAGCTACTACAGCAGAAATTAATTATCTTGATGTAACAACACTTGGCACATCAGAAGCTAATAAAGCCGTAACTTCAGATGCTAATGGCGTCACAAAGTTTGATAATGGTATCCAAGAAGAATCAACAGCAGTAACAAGTTCTAGTAATGCAGCAACTCTTAATTTAAGAGACGGTTCAGTGTTTACTCATACTTTAAGCGAAAACGTAACTTATACATTTAGCAATCCTGCTGCATCTGGATACGCTTCTTCATTTACATTGAAGGTTACACAAGACTCTTCAGCAAGAACTATTACATGGCCGGGATCAGTAGATTGGGCAGCAGCAACAGCCCCTACACTCAGCACCGGGTCGGGCGATGTAGATGTCTTCGTTTTCCTAACGGTTGATGGTGGTACGACTTATTATGGATTTACAGCAGGACAGGATCTAAGTTAATGGCATTTCTTTCTGAAAAACTTATCTCTGCATCTGGAGGCGTTCAAGAAGAAACAGATGATGACTTCAATTTAGTCACAGGGCTATATCATTTTGATGGTTCTAATGGAGCGCAGAACAATACACTTCTTGATAGCTCTCCTGAATCTCATACAGTCACAAGAAATGCTGACATTATGCAAGGAACCTTTAGTCCTTTTAGTGCAGAAGAGGGGAAGTGGTCAGTTCAATTTGATGGTAGCAATGCACAAAATCGTTTAGCTATAGCTTCAACTTCTGATTTTGCATTTGGTACAGGCGATTACACTTTAGAAGCATGGGTTTTCCCTAAGAGCCTTGCGAACTCAGCCTCACAAGGTAATTACATTGTAGATTTTCGTTCAAGCGGTAACGATTCTTATGGCACTGGTGGACTATATATGTACATTGGCGTAAATGGGTCAGGTGATGGAGTTTTAGTTCCTTACTCTGGAAACGCTGTTACAGGAATCACACTTAACGAGTGGAATCATGTTGCAGTTGCGAGAGAAAGTGGAACAGAAAGAACATTTATAAATGGCGTATTAAAAGGTTCAAATTCAAACACATCAAACCATTCAAGTAATGCTATAGCTTCTATTGGATGCCGATATGCACAAACACTAGGAACTTCTCATTGGGCAACTTTAGATGGGTTTTTAAGTAATCTAAGAGTAGTAAAAGGCACAGCAGTTTATACAAGCGCATTTACCCCTTCCACTTCTCCCTTGACAGCAGTAACGAATACCAAATTGTTAACTTGCTGTAGCAATAGGTTCAAAGACAAAAGTACATCTGCTCACAGAGTTGCGCCTAATGCTTCAGGTGTAAATCACATGACTTCTACCATTCTGCCAAAGGTGCAACCCTTTTCACCCTTTGCACCTAGCTCTAGTTACAGTGCGGCAACTAAAGGAGGATCAGGGTTCTTTGACCAGACAAGTGATTGTTATTTTGATGTGTCGGATGCAACTGATTTTGATTTTGGCACTGGTGATTACACTGTAGAAATGTGGGTATATCCAACCACCACATTTATCGTAAATTGGGCGATGGCTTTCAATACTATAGGCGTAAATCAGTATTGGGCGTGGACGGATGGCGGTGGAAATGAAGCTGCCGCAGGACTATCAAGTTACCCTTCTGGCAACTACTCTGGCAGTTTTGACCACATGCCAAACAGATTTTCATGGAGTCATATAGTTTTTCAAAACACATCTGGAACTGAGAATTGGTATATCAATGGTGTACGAGTTTACAACGCAACCAACAACCCAAGTTTCTCAGCAAGCGCAACAGGAGTAAGGGTAGGGCTAAGTCCAGCCTATGCAAGTCAGTTTTTTTATGGCGGCTATATTTCAGACGTAAGGGTGTTAAAAGGAAGTAATGCTTACAGCAATGCTTCAACGCTTACTGTTCCCACGGCTCCCCTTGGTTCTGTAACGAACACTAAGTTGCTTACAAACTTTACCAATGCTGCTATGTTTGACCAGTCAGGCAAAACAAATGTTGAAACAGTAGGCAATGCTCAACTGGACACAAGCGTAAAAAAGTTTGGTACAGCAAGCGCAGAGTTTGATGGGTCAGGTGATATTTTAACAATGCCTCAAAGTACATTTATTCCTTTTGCGTCTGAAGATTGGACAGTAGAATGCTTTGTAAGAATGAATTCAGTTTCAGGAGGATACCAATGTATTTTTCATGCAAGTAATGGCCTTCAGTTTATGGTTTACCAAGACCAATTATTTTTAAATATCAATGACACAGATGATTCATCTGGATATTTAATTCAGGCATGGGGTACTGATGGACAAATTGCTGCTGCTGATACTTGGTATCATGTAGCTGCTTATAGAGTAGGATCAGCTTTTTATACGTCAGTAAATGGATTTGTTAGTTCAATGGGATCAAGTAGTGGTGTTATAGCAAACCCTGTTCAATTTCCTTGTGAAATAAGTTGGGTTTATTATCCTTTTGATGGATATATAGACGAGTTCAGAATTACAAGGAAAGCAAGATACGGAAGTAGCAATTTCACCGCGCCAACTAAAAAGTTTCCAAATTTATAGGTAACAATATGCAGATAGCGATAATCAAAGACAATAAAGTGGAAAGTATGGGAGAACATAGAGAGTTGTTTTCTAAGGTAAGCTTCCCTGCAACTGGCCCATCATCTGATTGGATGACCGAAAATTCTGTAATGCCTGTGACGATGAGTCGTTCTTACGATAGGATGACCCAGAAAAGCACTAGCGTTGATCCTTATATTGAAGACAATGTTGTATATCTACATAAGATAGAAAGTCTTACAGACAGTGAAAAGACAGCAGCACAAACAGAAGCTAACAATCAAACAGCAGCTAGTAATAGAGAAGAAAGAAACAGAAGGTTAGCAGAAACAGATTGGATGGCTTGTAGTGATGTAACCATGGCTGAAGACTGGAAAACTTATAGGCAAGCTCTCAGGGATATAACCAAGCATGAAAACTGGCCTAACCTCAAGGTGCCTGACATGGATGGATCAGGCGATAACGATTGGCCTGTAAAGCCTAGCTAATGACTAAGCTTTCGCAACACGAAAAAGAGTGCTTGATTCGCTATCAAAACATTGAACAGCGAATGAATCGAATTGAGGTGAGTGTTTATGCGCTCTATCCTTTCTTGGTAGGGAGTTTGTTGGCCGCAAAATTCATAGGTTAAAAAATGATCTTTGAAGTAGCCGGGATCATCAGTGCCATTAGCTCGATTAACCAAGCGGTGAGTTTAGCTAGAGACACTCAGCAAACGGCTTCGACAGTCGGAGACATGATCTCAAATCTGACAAATGCTGAGTCTCGCATTTTACGATTTGAACAAAAGACAAAAGCTAAACGCCCTTTAACAACTGCTGAGGCGATGAAGATCAGCCTTGCAAAAAGGGACGCTCAAGCGATTGATCGAAAATTGCATGATATGTGCCTTAGCGTAAATGGAGGCATGGAGCTTTATAGAAACGCTCAAAAGATCAAGGCAAAGGCTCAGGCAGATCACGCAAGGTTTTTAAAAACAGTTGCAAAAAAACGAGCTGCAAGAAAACAAAGGATCGAGGAGTACGTCACGGCTTTTGCGGTAGTCTTTGCTATGCTTTTAGTCTTAGGTTTTGCTTATTCTGCTTACGAATATGCTTATAAGCCCTATCAACTCAAAGACGCAAAAGAACGACTGCAAAAGGCAAAAGAACGCCAAAAAAACATAAGGCAATGCGGCAGGGTGAAATGCTAGATGAGCAAGCTCGCTTTCGCCTTAATAGTTTTAATAGACGGCCAGCAGCAAGAGGTCAGCTATTGGGCCGACATCCTGAGATGCAACCAATTTAGTGAGTGGGTAGAACACGGCCACACTTACGCAAAAGAAAAACGATACAAGAAAAGAAATTCACAAGTGAACATCACAAGTTATTGTAAACCAGTGTTTGTGAACGCCAATACGAAGCTTCTAAACTAATGTTTACAAATTGGCTCAAAAAAAAATACTACTATGACTACACGAATACTCAGAGATCCAAAAGGAATCAGGGTCAACCCGGAAGCGGAACCCCTGCGACAAGTAGTGATCGATATGTTTTCTCTCGTGAAACCTTTTTACTCAAGACAGACAGCAGCCTACACAACAACCGGGGAAGCTGCCCTAGAAATAGTCGAGGTTGATAGTTCAAGTGCCGTGGTTGTGTCTCTCCACGTTTCACCCAAAGACGGACAACAAGTGATAGTCAAACGCATGGGAAGTGGGGCGGTCACCGTAGATACAGCAGGAGCAGAATTGATAGATGGGTCAGGGAGTAAATCGATTGCAAGCCAGTATGACGCCTTGAGAGTCGTGTACCTCGATGCGTCAGGCGAGTATGTGGTGATCTGATGGCAGTTGATTCAGGTTCTTTATACAATATATTTACGCAACCCGGTTATCGTGCAGATACAGACGATATTCCTGATGTATTAGATGTTGATTTTGAATCTCCTTTGCCTCCAGAGTTTCAGCCACCAACTGATGCAGAACTTGAGGACATCCAAGACGCAGAAAACCGTCAAGAGCTATTGCAAGACATCAGAGAGGGATTAGTTAATCCTTTTGATCTCACGGATGAACAACTTAATTTTTTCACCAAAGATACCATGTCTCCAGAGGAGGCAAGAAACAGTTTAGCTCCTTTTTATGGCGTAGATGATCCCGGCTTTCCTAACGGAATCACAAATGAAGAAACGCTAGATTTTGTTCATCAGCAATCAAACAAGTACAAGAACCGAATCGCTGAGATCGTAAACACTGAAGATTTAGATGTTATTGCAGCAGTTGAACGACAGCAATCAAGGCTAGAGCAAGGAGGAGATTTAAACGGTGACGGCATCGTTGCAGATGATGCAGAGTGGAAAATCTCACAAACTAATTTACCGCAAGACGTTAAGTCTCAAGTTTATGATGTTTTAACAACAGTTAATGTTACAACAGTTGACGGAGTTACCGACAAGGAATCAGTCCTCACTCAAGTATTTGGAGAGAACTGGTCAGATCAATCTGAGGAGGTTCTTAGAGGCGTTTTAGATGTATTCGCTGCAAATGACGGCACTCCCATTCGTTATCCAGAAGGAGATCCAAGAAACGAAGATGCAGACATTGGCGAGGAAGGGCCAGAGGTAGGAGACAGAGCGCCAGAAGACGGAGATCCAGAAGATGATGGAGAAGGGCCGGGAGAGGAGCTACCGCCAGAAGAGGAAGCCCCCGGAGAGGAGCCACCTGAGTTACCTCCTCCTGATGATGAAGACTCACCGCCTGAAAGCGAACCGCCAAATAATGAGCCTCCTTCGGACAATGAATTCCCAGAGTTTCCTCCACCTGATGATGAACCTCCACCTGATGATGAGTTCCCTCCTTTCCCAGAGTTTCCGCAAGATGAAGATGGCAGAGGAGAACCACCACCAGACGAAGATCCACCGTCCGATGGAGAATTGCCACCTGACGGTGATATAGAGTTACCGCCTCCAGACGGAGAACCACCGCCTCAAGGAGAACCGCCACCTGAAGGAGAACCACCGCCAGACGGAGAGTCAGAAGCAGAGCGAGAGGCCAGAGAAAGAGCAGAGGCAGAAGCAGAAGCGCAAGCAGAAGCACAACGGCAAGCAGAAGCAGAAGCAAGAGCAAGAGCAGAAGCAGAGGCACAGGCACAAGCAGAAAGAGACGCAGAGGCAGCACGAGAGCGAGGAGACTTACCGCCTGATATTGAGAATCCTCCACCTGACGGAGATCAACCACCAAACGAAGATCCACCGCCACCTGAAGGAACACCGCCCGATGATGAGCCTCCTACAGATCAACAGCCGCAGGGACAACCGCCCGAAGGCTTGCCGCCCGGAAATTTACCACCAACAGATTCACCACCCGGACAACAACCACCGGGAGACTTGCCACCGGGAAATCAAAACCCTGAAGGCGAAGACGATTTACCACAATTACCACCCGGAGACGGAGACGGAGACGGAGACGATGAAGATGACGAGGAATCAATAATGTCAAAAATCGGAGATTTTTTTAAAGACGTTTTTACTGACGGACTTGGATCAGCCGCAGCGCAAGCTCTAGGAGGAAGTGCATCAATTAACAATATTGTTGACGTTGCTGCTGCCGCTGCAATAGATCGAAAGGCGACAGAATACTACGTTGATGCGTTGCGTGACGCGAGTGATAGTGAGCTAGAGTTTCTTGAGCGCATGATAGGCCGTCAAGAAGTTTATCGGCCTTTCTACCGAGTCGGAAACGAAATGGTTGAGAGGGTTAACCCGGAAACTGGAGCAGTAGAGCTTGTCCCTCAATCGTTTCTTGGCTATCAAATTAATCAACTTAGAAAATTAGTAAATAGATCGCCTGAATTTCCAGAGGGCCGAATGATTCAGCCAGAGGTTGATATTCTTCCTCTAATTGAAGACGCAGCAGCGATTGAAGCAGTAGATCCGACAGTAAATCAAATCAACGTGGCTGATATGCTTTTAGGCTTAGACACTAGCGGTGGAATCCCTGAAGCAATGAGAACAGACGTCAATCAAATTGATCCTTTCAACCCACAAGATCCGGCCTTACGATTCTTACAGGATGAAGGTAGACGAGCCATTGAATCTGCTGCTGCTGCTGAAGGCCGATTAAATACAGGCGGCACTCTGCAAGAATTACAACAGCAAGCCATCGGAACTGCTGCCCAATACGCAGGAGACTTAGCCGACATTGGAAGGGTTCAGGATGCAAGCAGACTTGACGCAGATCAACAGTTCTACACGCAGCTACTTGGCTCAGGCAGAGAAGGATTAGGTCGAGAAATGGATCGGCTCTCAGCTATCTCAGACGCTCAACGATTCCAAGACGATCAAGCTCTTCAGGCTGACATTAGAAGATTTGAGAGCGAAGCTGATCTAGCAGGAACGGAATTTGATATGTCACGCTTTGCAAACCTAGACGCTATTAACCGAGATCAGACGCTCATAGATCAATTAA